AATGTAACTAAACGGAGAATCCTATGACCTTTAGAGAAGCAATTAACGAAGTGCTAATCAGGTTGAGAGAGGAAACCATTGCTACCGATTGGTCGGGTAATATCAATGATTCATCAACAGTAACTGACTATCAAAAGGTTATTGGCTCACTGATTAACGACTCGAAGCAATTCGTAGAGTCTAACCATGACTGGTTGTCTTTAAGAGAGACCTTCACTATTACTACTGCCTCAGGTACGATGCAATACATCTTAGGTGATGCTACGTCTGGAGCTGGGACTAACTTTAAAGTGTTAGATGTTATCAATAGAGACACTGGTCAACACTTATCCCAAGTAAACAATGAGTGGCTTAATGCCAAGTCTTTCCCTATTGCAAATATAGCAACTGGAGAACCTCTCCACTATGCAATGAACGGCAGCTCTACTGTTGTAGTTACTAGAGTACCTGATATGAATGTTGATTTATATCCTGTACCTACGTCAGTGCAAAGTGTTAACTTAAACATTATCAAGACTCAAGGTCAGTCTAAGACTGCTACTGATGTTATTAAAGTACCTATCCAGCCTGTTGTACTAGGTGCATGGGCTAGAGCTATTGCTGAGCGTGGTGAAGACGGTGGCTCTCAATCAGGATTAGTAGCACAAGAAGCTATTGAAGCTATGAAGCAAGCTATTATGATTGATAGTGGTAATGCTAAGTTTGAGAATGACTGGTATGTTAACTAATGGCTAAGCAGCTATCCTATAAGCCGTTAGATAACATTGGTATTGATGGACTTAATACTCAAGCTAATCCTTCTACATTATCTCCATCTTGGCTGGCTAAGGCTGAGAATATCGTACTTAGAGAGTCAGGGCGTATTTCATTCCGTAAAGGGCTGAAGCAGCTTGTATTAAAAGCAACTGCTAAAGTAGGTTCCGTTGCTGAGCATAAGGACGGGGTTAACTTTAAGATATTCGCAGGTGTAGGTTCTACTATATATACTGTTGACTTCTCTACACCTGATGCTCCTTGGACTAACGCTTTTAATCCTACTGGTGCTACTGGTGCGGACTGGGAGTTTGTAGACTTTAATAGAAGAGCCTTCGGATTTCAAGCTGGACATAAGCCAGTTAGGTATTCATCTGGAACTTGGTCTTTAATTGAGAACGTATCTGGATATACATCCCCTACTGGTATAACTACCTTTAATCCTAGTTGTGGTATGGGGTACTACGGTAGACTTTGGGTTGGAGGTGTAGCTGAATCTAAAGATGTAGTATATTACTCTGACACCTTGCTAGGTCATAAGTGGAGTACAGGTTCAGGACTGGCTGGTGTTATAGATTTAAAGACTGTATGGGGTAATGATGAGATTGTAGCTATCGCGCCCTTTTATGGTAAGTTAGTAATCTTCGGTAAGCATAACATTGTCTTGTATAACAATCCTACAGACCCTAGTAATATGTCCTTAGATGAAGTTATCAGAGGCATAGGCTGTGCTTCAAGAGACTCGGTTATAGCTGTAGGTGATGATTTATTATTCTTATCTGATACTGGACTACGTTCTTTAAATAGAACAACTCAGTTAGATAAAGTTCCTTTACAAGAGTTCTCTATTAATATTAAAGATACTCTGATTAGAAACATCTCTCAAAGCTCTAATGTTAAGTCTGTTTATATTCAGAATGAAGGTATCTATGCCTTATCCTTCGTGGACTTAGGCATAACTTATGTATTTGATACTAAGCATAACACTCCTAATGGCGCACCTAGAGTTACTACTTGGTCATTTGACTCAGATAGACACCCGACTAGTTTAGTTTATACCGAGTCCAGGGGTTTACTAGCAGGTCAGAAAGATGGAGGAGTCTCTATCTACGAAGGTTACTTTGACAAAGTATATGTTAGTGGTGGTACTCATACAGCTCATACATACACAGGTTTGTTTAAAACAATCTGGATTAACTTAGGTGACTCTGTTGCTGCTTCATTATTAAAGAAGTTAAAGGCTGTTATCAGCGGTGGCTCAGGTACTAATGTAAGTGTAAGATGGTATAAAGACTTCAGTCAAACACCTTCCAAGACATCTACTTTACTGCTAAATCCTACAACAGCTGGTGGTGTATCTTTATTTGGAGCTAGTACTTCTTTATATGGAGCATCTAAATATACTCCTATATTTGGATTAAAAGAATACAATATCCCACTAACAGGTAGTGCTAAACATCTTCAAATTGAAATGAGTGCGGAAACTAATGGTTATGTAGCCTCATTACAGGACATGACTTTATTATATAAACAAGGGAAAATACGATGAGTAACTACACAATAACAGTACCTTGGTCGGGTAAGGATGCTTTATCAGATTCAGACCCAGCTAAAGTAATATCAGGTGCTGACTTTAATACAGAGTTCACTGCTGTTCAGACAGCTGTTAATACAAAAGCAGAGTTAAATGGTTCAGCTACAGAGTCTTTCAGTGCTACTAAAGCTCCTGTAAATACAGACACCACTCAAGTGGCTACTACCTCTTTTGTTAAGACTGCTGTTTCAGGTACATTAGGCAGTTTAGGTATTAATTCTACAGTAGCTGAGTTAAATAAACTTGATGGCTTCACAGGTACGGTTTCAGACCTTAACTACGCTAAAGACTTAAACGCTACAGGCGTAACTGTTGCAGAGCTTGATAAGTTAGATGGCTTCACAGGTACTAAAGATGACCTAAACTATGCCAAAGACTTGAGAGCTACAGGTGTTACTACTACGGAACTAGATTACTGTGATGGTGTAACCTCTAGTATTCAAACACAGTTAAACGGCAGAGCTACTGATGGTGAGTTATCTTCTCATGCAGGATTACGTTCTAGCTCTACTGTATTTGGTCACGCTAAGATATGGGTATCAGGCACTACATTAAACATCACTACTAGCTAATGAATATAAACATTAACAGCTCTGCTACAGACATCACACAGGTAACTGTTGATGGTAACACTGATATTCAGAAGGTGAACGTTAATGGTACTGATGTATGGTTTAAAGCACCTACAGCAACTGAAGCTGCCCAAGGTTTGTACGATAATTGGAACTTGTTCATTAGAGGTCAGTGGGGTACAAGCACCTCTAGTCTAGGGTCTCTTAGAAAAACAAAGTCTAATATAGCCGGTGATGGCGGAGTGGGTACTCATACTGAAACATTTAGTGGTTACAGTCTTAGTAGTGTTTCCTCCCCTTTAAGCACGTCACCAACTACAACCGCTGTGTTTATGCAGTACGGTGATGACGCGCCATCTACCATCAGCACATTAAAAGTAAATAATACAACCATAACCGAGGAAGATTCTTATGAAAGCGCATCTTATGGACATAATACTGATGGACAGGATTATAAGGGTCAACTCGCTGTTTCATTAGGCCATTCTACAACACAACTAAAAGATGTTACTAGTACACAAGCTAGCTTTGGTGGTGGTGGTCATACCCAAAACGCAACTAAACCTAGTTATTCACACTCTATGGTGTTACCGGGTGAGTGGAATATTGATAGAAGTGTTTCAGGTACACTAACTAATAATGGAGATGGGGGGGGAGATAACTATACCTATACAGCAACCACCACACTAGCTCCAAATGAGATTGCAATAATTGCACGTAATGAATTCGGAAACGTGGGTGCTAATTCCGCTTATGTTTCAGCAGATGTAACTACAAGTGCATCACAAGTATTTGAGAGACTTGGTTGGTATTATGCCGAAACAAGTTTGTCAATGTGGGTTAATAATTCTTCATCTAATGAGAATATTACCATTAGCCATAACGGACTCTCGAACCCCGCTATTATATATAGCGATATAGTTGTTTTACAATACACAGGTATTTAATGAAAGACGTAGATAAGCATAACTCTAACCCTGTTCCTTACTGTGGTGGCGAAGAAAACTCGCTACATAAGGTAAGACAGCGTCAGAAGGTTGTTAATCTGGAAATGTCGATGAAAGATGAGATTTCAAAAGGAAATCTTGAAGATACTATGGATTCTTGCACATTGAATCATTATTTCTCACCTGTTGTCGATGAGTATGGCTGTGGTACTTACGCTAGAGAGATGACAATACCTAAAGGCACTGTTATCGTAGGTAAGATACACAAGCACGCACATATAAATATCATCTCCAAGGGTGAAGTGTCAGTAGTAACGGAACATGGTAAAAAGTATTACACAGCTCCCTGTACATTTGTATCGGAAGTTGGATTAAAAAGAGCTGTTTACGCTGAAGAAGAAACAATCTGGACCACAATTCACTTAACAAGGCATATTAGTGAAGATAATCTGGATGAAATTGAAAACGAAGTAATTGCAAAAAACTATAAAGAAATGGGCTTTGTTGCTTCTGAAGAAGAATTAAATTTATTATCTGAAAAAGATTAAGGAGTAGTATTATGACATGGGGCGCAGTAGCAACAATAGGTGGGGCGTTAATAGCAGGACAAGGTGCAAAAAGTGCAGCCAGAACATCTGCCCAAGCTCAAGAGAGAGCAGCAGAGCTAGCTTATCAACAATCATTACCTTGGTCAACAACTGGTCTATTCGGTTCAGCTGAGTTTGATGAAGATACTAGAGAAGCAACACTAGGATTATCTGATGAATGGAAGTCTGTATATGACCAAAAGTTTGGTGATTATGCCGACCAACGTGGTGAGCGAGCTGGCTTTGAGTCTGAATTTGAAAGACAACGAGGTTTAGCAAGAGGCTCTGAAGGTAGATATGACGATCAGATGGCTAGAGTTGGAGGCGCACAAGCTGACTTTGCTAAACAAAAAGGTCTTATTGCTGGCACTGAAGCTGATTACGCTAAACAGATGGGATACGCTTCTCAACTGGAAGGCGATCCTATGGCTGCTGGTAAGAAGTTCTATGATATGCAAAAGGCTATCTATGCTCCAGAGCAAGAGAAAGCTAGATTATCTCAAGAATCGAGATTGTTAGCGCAAGGTAGACTAGGCTCTACAGGTGGTGCTGGTGAGATTGAAGCTTTGAGAAAGTCTCAAGGTCAGGTCGATTTACAAGCTCAATATGATAGTTTAGACAAAGCCCAACAAATGACAGACCTTTACAGAGGTAGGGGTAGAGAAGCTCAACAAATGACTGATATTTATCGTGGTCGAGGTAGAGAAGCTCAACAAGAAGAAGATACTTACAGACTTCGTGCTGCTCAAGAAGATCAAAGAACAGGAATGTTCAGAGATAGATCTAAAGAAGAGCAAGGCTATGTAGATCTAATGCGCTCAAGAGAAGCTAGTGATTTAGACACAGCCAAGACTATTGGTGGAATGCCGTTAGAGTATGCTAACCTAGGTCGTGGTATCGGCTCTCAAATGTCATCTATTGCATCTAAAGGTGCTGATTTACGCTCACAGGCTGCAATGGGTGTTGGTGCTACTGATGCTAACCTATGGGGTGGTGTTGGCAGATCTATAGCTGGTGCAGACTGGGGTGGTATGTTCCAAACCTCTACACCGTTTAAATATGGAAATTATAGTGGAAATGTTGTAACTCCTTATGGTGGCGGTGGTTCTTATGTTCCTACTCAAATGACCCAAACACAGTATGGAAACGTACCAACACCAAAAAGATAACGGAGAATAATATGGCACAATCAATGTTTGGAAGTGTGTATGACGCACGTCAAGAAGATATGGATGCAAGCCGAAAGGCTGCTTATGATGCTGCTGCTTTAGGTGGTTACAAAACTATGGCTGCTGTAGCTGGTGAAGCTGGCGGTATGCTAGGGCAAGGTATTGGTAGAGCTTTCGGAGCTTTACCTCAAGCCGAAGCTAAACAAGCTAAGATTCAAGAGCTAATGCAACTACATCCTAATCCTGAGTCTTATGAAGACTTTATGGCTGTTGCTAATGATCTAAAGAATGCTGGTCTTATGGCTGAGTATGAAAAGGCATTTGAGATGGCTCAAGAGTTGAAGCCTGATGACGATACAACACGAGGAAAAGACATTCAAAAACACGCTGATATTATCGGCTGTGATTGGAATGACCCTACACCTAATGACGATGGATTAACTTGTAAACAGCAATCTTTGGCTTCTTATAAAGAAACTGTTAGAGCTGGAGCTGCTGAAAGAGGTGAAGTTAAGTTTGCAGAAAAAGCTATGGAAGATTTGGTAGAAAAGAACAGTGCATTAATTACAAACGCTTCGAGTGCTGTTGCCACTATTGAAAAGACTAATCGTGTTTTAGATTTACTGGAGAAAGGTGAGTTACATACTGGAGTGTTTGCTGAATTTAAGACTAACATTTCAAGAGTGCTTGCTATGGCTGGTAGTAGTGTTTCTAGCGGATATGCTTCAAGAACGCAGTTACTAGAGGCTTTACTTGGTAGTGATGTATTCCCTATGATTAAACAATTAGGAATCGGTGCTAGAGGTTTAGATACACCAGCAGAGCGTGAGTTCTTACTTAAAGTTATGACTGGTGAGAAGTCTATGGACTCTAAAGCTATCATGGAACTTACTAAAATCAGGCAAAGAATTAGTCGTAAGATTATCGAAAAGTACAATAACAAAGTTACAAAAGGTGGCTTTGATAAATATAGCAAATATACAGGTGAGGAAGTCCCACTTATTAATCTTGAAGGATTTAAAAAAACTAAAGTGCCTAAAGGCGCTATTGCGGTAATTGGTGAAGATGGAAAAACATATATGTTTGACCCTGAGACTGGAAAGATGTACTTAGATGGTCGTGAAGTAAACGTACCTAAATAGGAGTTATTATGGCGTTTGAATTACCAGAGGGATTTATCAAGGTAGAGCCTGGAGTTACTACTGGTGGATATAATCTACCACCAGGGTTTGTTCGTGAACCTAGACCTGAACCAGCTGATACCGACCCAACATTTATTGATGGTATTGGCACAGCTTGGGATAAAAGAAAAAAAGCAATTCTTGCGACTAGAGAAGATACTGCGAATATCTTTAATGAAATTAGTGGCGTACATAAACCTGGAGAAATTAGTGTACTTACTGGATTAGCGCAAACAGCTGGTCAATATGCTGGATTTGCTGGTGATGTAATAGGCGAAGGTATAGTTCATACGTTCCAGACTATTGGCGATGGCTTAGAGTATGCTTTTCCTGAAGAATATGAAGGCGCTGCTGATGGTATTAAAGAGGCAGCCGCCTGGGTTATGGACTCTCAGGCTGGTCAAGCTGCTTCAGAGGCATTTGGAAAAGGCTATGCTTCGTATTCTAAATGGAAAAAAGAAAACCCACAAGATGCGAAGACTTTCGAGTCAGTAGTAAATGTGGCTGTTCTATTTACACCTTACAAAACTAAAGTAAACAATGATCCTGTTCCTTCATTTGGTCGTAGTCAACACTGGGGTAAAGGCTTACAAGAGAAAGCAGTTGCTCAGAAAGCAAAGACTAGGGCGCACAAGGTTCAAGATATGCTTTTTCCTGGGAAGCTAGATGAAGATATGATCATGCGAACCAATCAAACTGGAATTAATAAAAGAACATACGTTATACCCAATGCGTCTGAAAAAGAGATGATTAACAATGTTTCTAAGATTAAAGGCATTAAATATCATAGGGGTGATCAGTACAATCTAAATGTTATTCGAGATGAGAATATAAAGATAGCTAAAGGATTAGAATCTAGCTTGAAAAATAGCAATATCAGCATTCCGAATAGCTTTGTTTTTAAAAGTATTGACGATGATATGGCAGGATTACTAAAGAACAATATCTCTATTACAAAAGATAAAGATATTATGAATTTTCTTGAGGGTTATGTTGCAACTGCAAAAAGACTCATCTCTGAACACCCTCCAACACCTGCTGGTTTATTATCCGCAAGAAAAGCTTTTGATGCTCAACTAAGAAAAGAAGGTAAAGACTTGGCATTTAATGCAGGTAGAGAGTCAGCTCAAAAGACAGCTATTAATACACTCCGTAGAACTATCAACAAGTCTATTCACGATGCTGTGCCAGATAAAGGCGTAAGGCAATCTTTAGCTCAACAGTCTAGCTTATGGCGTGCAACTGATATGATGAAGCCTAAAGCTATTGAGAGCGCTCAACACTCTCTAGGCAGAGCTTGGCAAAACGTAAGTAGAGTTTTAGATTTAAAAATGGGTGCTAATAGGGCGTTTGCGGTTGCAGGTGGTATATCTGCTGTTGGAGCTTCGTATGCTGTAATGCCAGCATTTGCTGGTGGCTTGAGTCTTATTGGCACTTCAGTGCTGGTTGCAAGAGGAGTAAACTCTCCTGCTACAAAGATGGCTCTTGGAAAGATACTAACTTTGATTGACAAGGGGTTGAAACAAACTAAAAATGGCGATATGATTAAACAACTAAGAGCTGATAGAATAATCGTACAGGATCTATTCGAGATGCCTGTAGAAAAAGAAACTAAAACGGAGAAATAACAATGGCAAGAGGCGCAGACGGATCTTTACTAACTAAAGACGAACTAGAGAAACTAAACTTAGAAAGATATAACCAAGCTATCGCTAACGGTAACTTATACAACACTGGTCCTATTGTTGAGGGTGGCACATCGTTTGCACCTGAGCGTTGGGATGAATACTTTAACAAGAATGAAAGCTTAAAGCCTAAAAACTACGTTCCTCAGAAGGAAATGCAAGCTCAGCTAGATGCTGGTGAAGAGATTGATACAAGCTCACAAGAATTTGTAGTTGATAGAGATGACGTAGAAATCATTAGTGAAGAAGACATGAAGCCTTCATACCCTTCTCGTGGCAATGACAACTCATTCTTAACTGCTGAGCAAGCCAAAGCAGAATCAGGACAATCTGAATTGTCTAAAGAAGTACAAGCTGATATGGCTATGGAAGCTGAGATTGAAGCTGACTCTTCTGAATCTGATGAGTTTGACTCTCCAGTAAGTGAGTGGGTTAAAGAATTTGAAGAATTATCTGATGAAGAATTTAAGCAAGCTGGACTTGCTATTGAACAACTACCTGCTAATGCTCAAGAGGCTTACGCTAAGATGGCTGGTGTTAGAGATGACATCGAGTTTGAAGACGCTATAAAGAAAGGTGCTGAAGCTAATCAGGCTCAGTTTGATGAATTACCTGATGTTGATGCAACTGATATTAAGAGTTCTTTAAACCAAAAGGCTTCTGATGCTAAAGATAGAATTATCTCTAATGTTGACGATGAACTAATAAACCTTACTGAAAAAGCTGATCTAAAAGAGATTGACGATGTTTACAATGTAGTTAGAGAGTCTAAAGGCATGCTGTTTGATAAGGCTACGGAACTAGGTGAAGGCTCTCCAGAAGCTATGGCTGATATGTTGGCTAGAGATCAAGCTGGTGATATGGAAATCTCTGACATGAAAGGTAAAGATGCAGAAATTACAACTACCATCATGAAAGACACAGGTTTAGATATGAATCAAGCTAATGCTCTTATGGGTAAACTAAAAGGTCTTTGTGGCTAAAATATCACCTAAAGCGTACACAACCTATGGGATGCTCTCTAAGTATCCTTGGGGCGAAGGTATGAAGCAAGGATTGTTAGGCGCTATTGATGTAGAAACTGGCGGTTCATTTAATCACTTAAAGAAGCAAGATGGCGGTGGACCAGGGAGAGGCTTATTTCAATTTGAAGGTAAGCATCTTTCTGATTACAATGATTATCTAAAAGACAATGGATTAACTAATAGTGGAGAGAATCAGATTGCATTTGTCTATAAGAATATGACTATGAAATCATCTAAAGCTCCCCACGATTTAGGTTGGCGAAGTCGAGGTGAACTACAAGGTATGTTTAATAGTGATGATACGGATGCTATCAGTGACTCTTTAATGAAAAACTACTTTCGTTCAGGAGTACCCCACATAGACTGGAGGAAGAAAAAATCAGGCAAGTATAAAATCGGTCTTGCTAGACCTTAGGGGTTTTAATATGACCTCTAATTTCATAGCTTAGTTCAGCATTCAAGGCTAGATACTTCATCATAGAAGAGCGTGATATTCCGTATCGTTTGGCTTTATCGTCAATCTTTCGTAAATCAGAAGAGTCTATCTTGATGTTTATTTGTTGAACCATGAGTGTTTTTGTGTAGTTTGTATGACTGCATTATATACTATGTATTTACCGAAAACTTTTGTGCATTAGTATTCAGGTGTGTATAATCCATATCAACAGGTTGAGACTCTCCTCAAGTGTTTTTCCTGTGTTATCCCTTCCCTAGCCTTGTTCCCTCTTGGTTAGGGTTTTTTTTGCCTAAAGCAAAGCTGTGTTTAGGATGAATCCTGTGTTTGTTTTGTTTTGCAGTCCTTGAACTACATACTGTTTGCTTAGATTTTCTTCATCTCTGGATAAGCATCTTTCCATGTAGTGACTATAAGCATCGTCATAATTAGCACCACCTTTACTTGCTCTGTCTGCGTAGTCTTCTGATAACTTTTCACAAAGATATTCTTTCGATAAATCCATAATTAAACCTCAAGTTTAGATAATAAAAAAGGGCAACTTAATGCCCTATTCACTCCCCCACGGAATTTTAGTCTTGCATTTCTAATAGTTCACACTCTATGCGAGGAGTGTTAGACCAGAACTTTCTAGCTCTAATCATCACGATTTGTCTATCGTCTTCATAATATACACCATTAAGAGAATCAAGTACAGATTTACAGTAATTGTCTATGTCAGCGTTATTGTCACAATATAGCCCTTCCTTGGACGTTTTCTTTTTCTTAGTCCAAGACTTCGGTATTTGAACAAAGAAGTCTAATTTCGCATATACGTTACTCTTAAAGGGTACAAAGTATGTATTGCTCACTGCCATTTCCATGTCAGACTTAAACTGAGTGTATTTCTTTGGATAGAATGTTGACCATCTTGTTACTCTAGGTCTTGCTGCTGGAACTGGTGCTACATAGTATGTTACTTTCATGAGTGTGTTTCGTCCTCTCCTAAGTTAACTTCATTGCTTAAATACATCAAGTCTTGTAAAGCAAGCTCTAGCTTACTCCTAATCCACTCTTCTCTATCAGTCTTTGGATACTCAATTGTATCTTGAATCTCATCTAAGAAACCAACAATACACTCTAGTTTCGCTTTACATAACTCATCATCGTGGTATTTCATTCTTCTCCTTTTTTTTAGTGTGCCACTCAACCCTTCCACAGCCACTATGAACTTTATCACGGTCAATCTTACACTCCCAAAAGTATGTTAGCTTAGTCATTATATTTCCACAGTTACAAATCATACTACCAAGCCATAGCCAAAGGCTTGTTGTTTGGGTTATATCTCAAAGACATACTATCATCGTCTGTCCACTGCAAGGACTCTGGTTCATACCAGAAACCCCATGTACCTAACCAATCCCCGTTACGTTGTTTAACAACACGCATCCAAGCATCTGGTTCATCCCAAGCTGTGGGTTCATTGTTCTGTTTGTCTCGTTGCTTCTGTTCATTCAAGTGAATGATTATGATATTGAATGCTAGGTTAGAGATAGCTGAGCTACCAGCAATATCAAACTTGTCAGGAAAGAAGTTCTTAATCCCAGCTGGAGCTTTACGGCAATGAGTCACAAGGTGTATGTGAACATTGTGTTGTTTAGCTTTCGTAGTTAGTGAACCGATAAACTGTTTCTGACTCTCGTTATCATCTTGATTAACACCACACATCATTAACGAATCAATCATTATGTGCTTAACGCCTTTCTGTTCTGCAGCCCAATCAATCATTGCATAAATATCATGTGTTTCAACAGTGTCAGTAGCATCGTAAATCCATAGACGTAAGTCTGTTTCATCTTTGAATCTATCGTAGAAGCTAGGGTCAGGCTTTGAATGACCATAGGCTTGTCTACACATACGAGCAACTGTTATCTCACCTTTCATTTCCATCGAAGCTATCAATACGGATGTTGTCTTTGTTAGCCACAATGCAACTTGACCCATGACCATAGACTTACCGTTACCGTTTACACCTGACCAAATAGTTACTTCACCCTCTCTAAATCTAAACTTATCGTGTGTTCGTTCCCAAGGCATCTTGTCACCTGTGTGACTGATACCCTTCTCAAGTAACACTTGCGCTCTAGCTAAGAAGTCCGAAGCTGGTTTGATTAACTGTCTCTGCTTCTGTGCCTGATAGTTCTTGAATTCCTCTAGTTTAATATTGTTCATTCTACTCACTTTCCCCCAAATAATAATTATCCATGATAGGTTATGGTTCTTTATAACAACCTACTTACATTCCCACTATTGCCATTTAACGCCACCGTAGTAGCCTTTCTTTTCTTGAGCCAAACCATCGTCTAGTTCATCATTCCAACGCTCACCATTTAGATAGGTCGTTGGGTTTGGTATGTATTGCTTCTCAGTTTCTACGAAACGAACCTTGCAATCTTCAGTAGCAAGTTTGGCATCAACCTTCCCAAGCTTACCAAATGCAACCATAGACAACTTCTTGTTTATCTTCTTAGGATAATTATCCCAAAACTTTTCAAATGCTATATTAACTTTACCTTTATCCTTATCCTTATCATTATCATTATCATTGTTACCAAGCCCCTTACTAACCCCCTTGACAACCCCCTTACTAACCCCCTTGCTAAGGGTGTCTTCATAGACTAACTTTTGCTTATAGCAGTAGCCATCAATAGATGATTGAAGAGAGTGTTTAATTGATAACCAAAGCATTGATAACATCTTGTCTTTAAACTCAACATCGTTTATGTGTTGCTCATAAAACATCACACTGAAAATAGCATTGTTAAATTCATAGAACTGTTTTTGGTCTAACTCTTTTGAAACTTCATAGAAGCTCGCATAATATTTCATGACTTTTTTATTCATTGTTAAGCGCTCTCTCAAGTATCCAGTCACACTTAATCTCTGTGTTAGTAGTTATACAGTTGTCCATAATAGATAGCATCTCGTTATTAAGGTGGATATTAGACGATTCTAGCAACTTATCTTGATACAGCCTACCAAACTGTTGATTAGCAATCATTAGCCTGTATATGACCCTATGAATCTCAAACCTCAAGTCTGTTGTTGCGAGTCCTTTAATTAGAGCATCTCGCATATCCCCGTTAATTAACATTGTTCCTATTACATCTTGCTCGTTCCACTGTTGTATCTCATTCATGCGAATGGTATTCATGGTAATTTTCCTTTGTTTTGTTTAATTTGGTGGTTCTTCGCAGTAGTTATCTTTATTAACACCCAAAACCGTAGTGTTGGATAATTAGTTTAAGTCTGCATTATCAGTCGGACTTTCCCCTTGCCCTCTACTCTTAGCTTGCTCGCATAAGCAACGACCAATCAAATTCCTTTGAATACATCATTCGGTCTTTATAGTAATTCTTAACCTCGCGTGCTTGGCTCTCAATAGGCACATAGCCATTGATACCCTCAGGTCGTTTACCTTGCCCAGGCTTCTTTGCTAACTTCTCAACGTCTGTTATGCCTTTAGCAAGTCTTGCGTTCATAGTTGAGTGGTTAATATTAAAGCGTTCAGATATTTGCCTTGCGCTTAGCTTAGTTCCATCAGAAAGTTCATACTGCTTGCTGTTATAAACAGAATGGCGTGAAGTTTCTTTTTTTCTTAAAACAACCTCAGCCGTTTGAGATGTTTCTAATCTATACCTAGCCGCGGCATGGCACATTTTAAGTTCAGCTCCCAAGGTCATGGCTGTCCATACAGTGCCATCGTCAAGAGTGTATTCTTTAGGTGTTATCATTTCTCTCCCCCTTAGCCGTTAAAATGGAATCGGGTCATCTTGAAACTCAGAGGCTGGCGCTCTAGCTTCTTCTACCTTAGCTTCTTTAGGTTGAACTGAGAATGATAGGGCTGGTGCTTTAGGGTTTGCATCAGCTTTACGCTTCCAAGCAGATACCCAAAACTCTTTGCCCTCAACATTAATAGAACCTGTAAAGTCTGGATGGTTAGGTGTTGTCTGTTTGTCGTTTTTCCAAATAGAACCACGGTTTGTATTGTCATAATCTGACATAGTTGTTACTCCTTATGAGTGAGCATTATTGCTCGGTTTAAAATTAAGTGTCACATTTACGTTGTGACGAACGTACTATTCGTCTTAACTAAGGACGGAGGGGAAAGGCATGAAACCAAAAAACTCCACCCACTAGCCGTAGGTTGTAATCCTCTCTAGTTCTTGTTACATTCCCTCGTCATCGTCTATTCCAAATAGCATAATGTATCTATCTATTACTTGATTGATAGGGGGGTTGTTGCTTTCAGCTTTATCGAATATTCTCTTTGCTAATGCTGTGTTGCCGTCTTCAAATGCTTTGTCGAGCATCTTAATAGCTTTCTCAATGTCAGCTTTAGGCGTGTAACTTAGCTTAGTGTTGTCTAAAGAGTCTGCATCAGGACTGTTTTCACTAATTGCAAACAATCCGTTCATTGCGTATTTACGGGCGTATGAGCTAGCCGAACCGGTACATTGACTTGCATCCATACCTTTACGCATCTCTTCCCAAGCAAATGCAGTAGTACATATTGAGTCTGAGCCATCACCAAGGCAAACAGTTGCTTTAACGTAATTACGACCGCCAACATTCTCGATTGTATCGGACATAGTGACCGAAGTCTGAGTAAGGGATAGTAAAGGCTTTAACGCATCTAAAATCCCCTCTAAATTACGGTAAGCATATTTACCGAATGAGTTCTTTTTGTCTTTCTTAGCATCAAGTGATGTTTGCAATTGAATTAGCTTATCGCATAATTTCGTGGTTTTATCCATGTGTATCTCCTATTGGTATTTAAATTTTAATCTTGTATCGTTATCTTCTGGTTCTTCATAGCTAACTACTACGCATGGCTCTTTACAATCAGAACATATATCTATATCGCAGTAAACTTCCATGCCACAGCAGTTAGATACATAAGGCATATCGTATGTGTATTGATGTAAATCAGCACTCATTGCATACTCCCAAGCATTTTCTCAATCGCGTTATCAACAGATAGCTTGTCTTGCTTAAAGGCATATACGCATTTGATAGCGTAGGTTTTAAGTCGTGCTGTTTTCTTGATAAATGTGTTAGTGTCGTTTTCAAGTATTAGGCTTAATTTATCTTTCCAAGATGTTGGTATTAACTCAAGGTCAATCTCTTTGATATAAGCAATCTCAGCATCATAACGAGCATTTCTTTTGTCTGTGTCCTTGTTATATCTACCAACAGATTCAAAGTAAGATTTCTGGGCGTTATTGTGTGACTCTTGCTTTTGCTTTGGTGTCATCATTGAACGCTTTACAGCTTTCTTGCGTAACCTCCTTTGCTTGAATGTTTCAATATCAGGTATTGTTGGTTTTATTGTCATCATAGCGAATGACCTTTAACACTAGCTATAAAATCATCAATCATCAATTGCTCATGTTCGTTATGTTCTTTTGCGTATTCGTCCGTCTGCATATAGTCCTTGGCATAGCTAAGAAAATCTGGTTCGTTTTCCTCAGGCAGTAAAGCACCTTGTGATTGTAGTTCTAATACAAAGTTTCCTATCTTGCTCATAACTCGCTCCATGTATAGCCAAGGTTATCAACAAGAAATGCTGTGATTTGTCGTTTAAAATTGTACTCGAACGTATCCGTGTACTCTCTATTCCAACGGTCAGAACGGTCGCCCTCATACTCATAGTAAGCTAACTCTTTGATAGCAGTGATAGCCTTATAGACTTCATCAAGATTATCAAGTTTGATAGTAATCTCATCGTCATTTATGTAATGCTCGATAGTGTCACATATACATCGAGCGTGTTTATACATCTCCTCAAGGGCATCTGCTTCATGGTGTTGGTGGTCAGTGACGTAGGCATCGCCTAGTTTGAAGTCCGTTTCGGTTTCTCTCATTTTTAGTTCCTTTTTTGTTTCGTTAAGGTCTTTAGTATATAGTAACTATACTCTAGTGGGCAGATTTTTAATGAAATTATCTATCTTATTGAGTTGTGTTTCTTGAATTTTAATAATCTTATTGGCACTCTCAAGTTGACTTTTAAGAACCTCAATTTCAATTTCTAAAATGTGCATTTGAAAAACTGGGTCGATGTTGTTTAATTGTTCAGACATTATAGTTTCTCCTTTATTTTTAAAATTCGTTCACGCTTATCTAGCGGATTAGCTACAGACTCTATTATGTTATTTATCAATAGCTTGTTAACAGCACGCTTGATAGTGCTTATTGATGAATTACCGTTGTCATAGTACGGATGTTGCAGGATTTTGTTAATCGTCATTGCACCGTCATTGTGTGCTATTAAACATAACACGCTAAATTCAACGTCTATTAATGCAATTGGCAAACTATCTTTGATGTGTCTTGCTTGGGTTAGTTTTGACCAAGTTTTGGTCAAGGTATATTTGTTAATCATTTATGCGTATCTCCTTTATTGATAATTTTGTTGTTAAATTCTGTCGAGTATTCAATCAGATATATAAGCTTGAACGCCATATACATAATCGTAACTCCAACTATAAGTTCTAATAATTCGTGCATGCTTCCTCCTTAATTGTTATTGTATATCGGACACCTAACCACCCCAAACCGCACGGCTCGTCTATCAACACAATAGAGTTCTGATTTTCTATATACGCCTCTTGAAAACCATTGATAAAAGACTCGTCTTGCTTCTTGTTATTCATAATTAAATCATAAATATTATTCATTACATCTTGCTCGTTCATGCTTTCTCCTCTTATTTCATAGCGATAGTGTCTAATATATCTTTAAAGAATTTTGCATCCTCTTTAAGTTCATCAATTAATTCAATAGCTTCATCAATAGCTCTCCACATCTCAAAGGATGTTTCATCTTTGTGCCATCTATCTACCCAATAGTTTTTATTAGCTACTAGATAGTGTAAATCAGATAATGTATTCTCTTGCTGTTCAGTCATACTCCCCCCTTAACGGGTGTTAGCGTGTATTCCTTGCCCTTTTCATCATAGACTTCGCCATCGGTATCAGTTTCAACATACCATTCAGTGTGATAGCAAATCTCCTCTAAGTACAGCCACTCTAGTAAGCAGTCTGCACCACAGAACGTGTGAATATTATCCCAAAGATGACCCTCGTTCATTCCCTTGCCACAACAGTGGCATTTTCTTGCAAATAGTTCCATGTTATTTCTCCTCTTTAACTTCGCTTACTTCATGAGTATTCCACTCTCTGTCACCAACTTCATGGTCTTCGTTGTCATTAACTTGCTCAATCCAATTAGCACAAGCATCTTCATGCGAACCTGCCTCTACCAAGTATTCGTATGTTATTGTTTCAGACGCAATTACTTTATATATCATTACTAATCCTCGTAGTTACAGTCATTAGCCAAGCCCATTATGCTGTCAAGCCTACGTTCTCTATCTTTTAGTCTCTTCTCTAAGACCATATTAGCTTTTGCAAGGTTTAAGTTCTTCTGCTCCTCTACTCTCAAGACGGTAGAGAAATGTTCCTCACGTCTTTTTACAATCTCAATCTCTTCTTGTAAGTCCGAATGATTCTTCAATTCAGCAATAACCTCATTAGCTAGGTCGATAGCTTCACCCATCATAAATGCATTTTCGTAGTCG